CCACCTTCAACACCCCACCCCTGAGACCATAAAACGCGAAGTAAGCCATCTTGTGGCCCTGTGCTTGCAGTCTTGGTACGAGATGCCTTCCTTGAACGCCGTACCCCGTGCCGCACCACGGAGCGTTGGCCATGAACATGATCTTCATTGTCTCCCCCCTATTTCCTTGTTACCTTGATCATCGGATCGTAGCCAAGCAATTTCACACCCATAACCAACAGGAGCTTAGCTATCGCGCAACGAAATGCCGAGTGGCCTCTCCCTTGGAGTCGTATGCTTACCGAGTCCCATGACTCTGCTACAGGTCTTGTTTGAATGAACGTCACGCCGTCTGTTTCCAGGACAGTAATGCCGTCACCCAAGTCCACTGCACGCCTCCATGACGTACCGATTGAAATTCTCATTCAATACTTGTTGCATCACCCCCTGCACGCTGGCAACCGCCCTGCTCATGAATGGGTTTGGTCCATGGCACCACGTCCCGAAATTAACATAAATGCCGTAAAGCGCCCCTACATCGATAATGCCCAAAAAGCCGTTGTTTTCTATCCGGCTTGATATGGTGCTTTTCAGGTAGCCGGTGTCCACTGGGCAATCCCTCTTTGCTTCTCTTTCGCATTGAAAAGTTAGCCGTCTGATCATCGTAGAAGCCATGCGGGGCGCTTTGGCTATCAATTGGGGTATGCGATCATCGACTATCACAAGCTGGAAGGACTGCCCCATCTTAGGTAATCCGCCTCGCTTCCCCCGTCCGGCTGGTCGCCCATAGTCGCCCGGTGTCTATCTTAACAATCTCGTAAGTATCGTCGCTAATAGCTATCCGGTCGTTGACTAGCAAATCTGTGTCATTAGCAACGACTACCCGATATGCCTCCGTCACAGTCAGCCGGTCGAGGCCTCCCTGCCCTGCTTGGCTTCCACCAAACTGGGACTGTCTTTCCATGTACGTCAATCTGCAGTCTACCGTTCCTTGGATAACCCAATCTGCTGTTGCCTCTCCGATTGTGTTTTGGGTCGGTGTCGGACGTTGGATAATGCCAGTATCAGGCAGCCAAAGATCGACTACTGCTTGCATACTTGCGATTTCCTTTGTCGTTAGCATTGGAAGTCGTCTCTTACAAAGTCCAGCACCGACGTAGAATGATCGGACAACATTCTATACTTTTGGGCCATCGTTTGGCAATGTTCAAACCACTGGCTGCGCTTATACGAACCGCTCGGGTCTCGGAAATCATAAGCATCTTGAAGTGAAGACGCCCGCTCATCCCAGAGAGTGGCTGCAGCTCCGTTGACATCATACCGCCTACCATCGAGATATCTGGCCGCCCCTTCTTGGTCAGCAGTAAAAGCCAGCACGCCTGCTCGGTGGTTCACCGTATAGTCGGACGCGCTAACAAGCGTTCCTACAGAGTTATAGACTCGCCAAACTGCAGTCCCCCCGGATCCTCTCTCCCACCAACCGCGCTTCCCTTGTGGGATGACATAGTTAAGTGTTATGGTCTCACCGTCAGCAAATTGAGGGACGTCCTCAAGCTGCATATACGTATATGTTGTTCGGTGAATGTCGAGCTCGTCCCCTAGCTGGTCGTCAGTCCAGACGGCCGCATCAGCGTCGTCTATCAATCGTCTCAGATAAGCGATGATCTCTACCATACCCGCCCGCTCTGCCATGCCTGAACCTCCCTTACAGGTAGACGACCGTCACGTATACCGCACCGCTGGTCTTCGCGACGACGATATTAATATCAGTGGCGAAAGCTGCACCAGGCAGGCCGATCACCCAGTCGAGATGGTGGTCTGTGCTTTCTGCCAAGAATGTCTTGCGAACCGTGGTGTCGTCTCTTATCTGTACACTATCCCCTGCAGTCACGCCATCCATTTCCACGTGTACGGCATATACCGTCCCCGCCGACGCCTTGATATCACCGGTCGCAACGTTCTGCACCACATTTGCGCCAGCCATTGTTAGGGCTTTGACTTCCACGAACGGAATCAGGGATGCTGTGAAGCCCCCGATCCAGTTGACTAAATGCCACATCCACGTATTCCTTGCTGCCATGCGTTCTCTCCTATGTTGGGCTTACCGGAGGCCGAAGAGGGGAGGGAGGACCTCCACGACCCCCGGTTAGCTTCTGGTTACCTAATACTCGGCCTAGGCATCGCCGTAGCGGATGTTGAGCTGGATCGCCATGGCCGTGAACGTCCCCGTGCCTTCCTCGTTGTAATGCAGTGCCACCACTTCCCCAGCGGCCAGCTCGGGTGTGGCAACGGTGAACGCTACGGGGAGCAGTCCGGTCCAACCGGCTGCACCACCGATAGCCGCCGCGATGGCAGTCGTGCCCGTCCCGGCCGTCCCACCGTTTACCAGCGCCAGCTCGAAGTAATTCGCCGTATCGCCGCCCACATCGTTAGTGACAAGGGCATAAGCACTAACAATCTGTGCTTTGCGCGGCGCAACCCAGAGGGGCAGATAGTCGTCAGCCCCCGGATCATTGTCGACATAGGCAACCACGGGGAATTCGATCATTCCTTGAAACATAGCTATATCCTCCGATATTATTCTGCGGAGGGGGCACTGCTGCCCCCTCCTACTGGTTCATCTTTACGGGGCAGTGGCGTCGGCGGTCATTTTGACACCGAAAGCCGTCCGACGAACGCCATGCGCGTAACCGGCGACCATGTTGAGCTCCCAAGCCCGGAGGCTCGCATCCCTTTCGGGTTCGAGCGTCGGGGCCTTGCGGCTGTCAAAAGCCAACGCTTGCGGGTTGAAGACGCCGGATACCGCGTCGTCGCTGGCATCGATGGAGATATTTGCGCAAACCCACCAGCGCATATTCAACCACGTACCCACGAAGAAGTCCTGCAGTGCTCGATTGGCCACATCACCAAGCAGGGCCTGGGTGCCAGCAGGCTGACCCAGTTCCGTCCAGATGTCGTGCCAGTGGTACGGGTGGAGAACCGCATACATCGGGTTTGGTACTTTGGCCGCTCGCAGGGTGGTTACCGCGGTGGCAAAAGTGGCGACGGTGGCCGCGCTACCAGCACCAGCACCCTTATCAGTGGACAAGGACGCTATGTCGGTCACCAGGTCGGTATCGATCTTCGTGGCGATGGCGTTACCCATCTCCTGGGCGCAGTCTCTGCGCGCGTCCTCCAAGTCGGTCTCAATCCTGCGATCCGTGAGGATGGCCTGAGTGATAACCTCTCCTGGAGAGAGCGTCGCATGTAGCGTCTTGGTAAAGGTCGTCGGGGCTGCGAAGTCCGCGCCTTCTGCTACGGCCACAGCAACCATGGTCGGGTAGATGCCAATCTTCCGGTCCATCCAACCCTTCGCGCTGTAGGGGGTCACGAGGTTCACCATTATGTTCATCTCTCTGGCCACGAAGAGCGTATCTTCGTAAATCAGGTTGAAGAGAGACGACATACTCGCAACAGTCGAGATAGCCATTTGAATCCTCCTCAGAATCTTTGCCCGCTATCCAGCGGGTCTAGTTATGCAGTCTTCCCCTTCGAGGTTGGGCGCACTCCGCCACCCCCGAAGAACGGCTGCCTGTTTCCGCCGCCCAGAGCACCAAAATACATCCTGCCCCGCTCTTCGTCAGTCACTATCTGCTCGCGCTGATCTTTGTCTGGGTTAAGCGCCTTTGTTTTCTTGCGCTTCTTCGGGTCCGTCTCCGACTGAATCAAGTAAGGCTTAGCTGCTGCTATAGCCTCGACCGCCGCCTTGATGTCTTCAACCCCCGCGTCTGCCCCCAGCTCATTCAGTACCAAATGGCCCCACGCGTCCCCTGGGCTCCAGAACTTGAGTTCTGTGGCCGCCAAAAGCACCTGCGACCGAAGCCTAATCTCCTGGCCCTCAACCAACAAGGCATCCCGCTCAGCTTCCAGCGAAGCCAAAGCTGCCTGGGCCTGCTCTAACGCGCTCTTCTTCGAGAGCTCGTCTTGGTCGTGTGCTTTTGCCTTTTTCTTTAGGGCGTCGTAGTCAGCGTATTGTTTCTTGGCCCTGGCCACTCGCGATTTGACTAACGCGTCAACTTGCTCCTGTGAAAACGATCGTTTGTCCTTGTCCCCCGCGTCTTTGGGGTCTTCTCGGTCTCCAGCGTTTGCCGCCGCTGTAAGCGTCTTAGCTTTTTCGAGGTCGGCTTCGGCTTTGGCCGCCAGTACTGCTGCAGCCGCGTCCTCGGTCTCCTTCTTCAGCTCCTCAGCTGTCTTCATGAGTGTTCTCCCCCTTATAGGTTCTGATATACCGTGAAACGATGCTGATCACTATGCCATTCCCCACCGGCTAACCTGATGTGGACTTGTATCTTCCATTGCCCCGCAACATCTAGGTCGCCGTCCACCGTTACGTATCTGATGATTCCGTCTGTGCCGTCTGTTTTGAAGATTGCTGATTGGGTCACCTTCGTCCCATCCGGTTTTTGGAAGAGTAGCTCTTTGACGGTAACGCCAGAGACATTGACAGCGGCGTCGCTTTCTGTTATTGTTGCGTCAAAAGCCGTCCCGATATCGTCAACGTGTATTTCGTTGGCGCTCATAGTTCTACCTCTATTTCTTTTGTCCTAGTAATATAAGCAATGAACGCCTTAATATTCGCTGCAGAGCTGGCTAGTGCCGCACCAACTAGAGTTAGGGCCCCCGATAAAGAAACCGACGTCTTGCGCACCAGCCCGCCAGCCGGGGCCAGCACACCAGCTAACGATATCAATGCCTTGCGCACTGATGCACCGGCTGGAGTCAAAACGCCAGCCAACGCCACAAACATGCGCTTCGCAACCGCACCGGCTGGAGTAAAAACGCCAGCCAACGCCACAAACATGCGCTTCGCAACCGCACCGGCTGGAGTAAAAACGCCCGCAAACGACGCCGACGTCTTACGTACCAACGCACCGGCTGGAGTAAAAACGCCCGCAAGCGACGCCGACGTCTTACGTACCAACGCGCCGGATGAAGTCAAAACGCCCGCAAGCGTTTTACGGAAGACGCCGATTGT